GTATTGATCCAGGGCTGAGTAGTCAGTAACGTCAATTACTTTTCTTCTGGCCATGACTAAATTATCGCTCTAAGAGTATGTTATAAATCTCATCAACACGCGAGTTAAGGCGTTTAATTTCGCCAAGTAAATGAGTAATGACGTAGCCAGAGAGTCCACCGATGATGGAGACTGTGGCTATGTATAACGTGAAGAAGTCTTGTTGGTTCACTTTTGAATTACCAGCGTTGAAAGAGTAGCTGTGCCGCTTGAAGTAATGGCATAGATGGCATTACCGTGGTTCTGAATAATTGTCTTATCGCCATTGTCCATGCGGTAGCCATTGGCAACTGTTACGTCTGCACCGCCAAGATACAAAGTGCCTGATGATGAATGGAAGTGAACTTCCTCAGCAGCTTGGTCATCTGCAACCACTATTGAACGTGTGGTTGTTATTGTGTAGTTTGCGCTAGAGATTGTCATTTTTTAGGAGTCGCATATCCAAACACTCCAGCCAAGATAGCCCAGAGAACTGCACGATAATCAAGTGAGAAGTTGCTTGCAGCCCAAGCTGCTAAGAACGCACCGGACATCAGGAAGTAAGGATTTTTCATTTATTGCCCCCTAGCATAGGTATTTCAAAAAAAGAACTATCTGTATCAGCTTTACCCTTATTGAATGAGACATGGATATGGCTGGTGTGTGGGTTAATGCCTGTGTATTTACGCCATTTCCAATTAAGGATTCGGCTAGCAATCTTTTGATTGTGTATGACGTAAGAAATTCGTTTAGCAGTATCAGACTTCGCATATGCACGAATTTGATTTGCCAGGTAGATACTTTCAGATTTGTGCTTTGTGAGGTCGGCGTCAATGTCAAGGGCACGAACCCAACCCGCAGCATCAGGCGTATGATCTGATTTACTGTTGTGCTTAGCGTCTCCGATCCAACCGTCAGTTCTACGGTCGCGGTCTGGATACGTGTCATCTATTTGCTCGCGTAATTGAATTGCGCTTTTACTCAGACGTGGCTTCACGTGTATACTCCGGAAGTATCCATTGACAAGTTTCCTCATCAAAACCAATTTGATTATCTGGCTCTGGGGCAATAAAAGCATCTCTCGTTTGGTCATAGGTATATCCAACACCCGCATAGTTTTTTCTAAATCCATTTATCGCTGCGTTGTATGAAGTTTGAACCCATGTGCCACCAAGATTGTCTATCAACCATTGGTAACCTTCATCGCCAGCAGGATCATTATTATCGCCAACAAGAACACGAATAACTTTATTGTTGTTATCTAATTCAGCCCAATGACTCATGCTGCATACCTCACAATTACAATACCTGATGCGCCATTGCCACCGGCTGTGCCAGCTGTATTTGGGTATCCTGCTGCACCACCACCTGAACCTGTGTTTGTTGTAGCTGCTGTTCCTGATGTTCCACCAAGTCCACCTGCTCCACCACCACCTGCTCCACCTGCTCCTGCTGAGCCTGCACCTTCTTTACCGCCACCGCCACCGCCAGCATAATAACCTGACACGCCAGTTGATGTTGCTGTAGCCCAAGTTGAATAAGTGTTAGAACCATCGCCGCCTTTACCAGCAGAGCCAGAGCCAGAAACACCATTAGCACCAACTTGTGTTGCGCCACCACCACCGCCACCTGCACCACTACCGCCTGTGCTTGCAGCAGTTCCACCATCAAAACCTTGACCTGATGTTCCAGTTCCTTTTGCTCCACCGAAAGGCGCAGCACCACCGCCAGAACCACCATTATTGGCATTAGTTCCCACACCACCAGATGCTCCACCGCCGCCAGCAGTTGAACTTGATAAAGAACCTAATTGGCTGTTTGTTCCTGATGATCCAATTCCAGCTGCTGGATAATTTACGTTTGATGCACCTGCTCCACCACCACCAATAGTTACTGTATATGAATTAGAACTTAACGATTGTGATCCGTAATAAAGCAATCCACCAGCGCCACCACCACCGCCAGAGCCAGCGCCGCCGCCTCCACCACCAGCAATAACTAAAATATCACAAGATAAGGAACCACCAGTTACTCCTAGTGTTCCATTTCCTGTAAAAACTCTGTAATTAAATCCACCAGAAGTATAAAGAGTTCCACCTGTAACTTGCAGTTGACCTGTTGGTGAAAATAATCCTGCTACTGCATTACCAATCATTATCCGATTGCTCCAGCAATAATCCAAGAGTTTGCGCTTTGACGAATTGCAACACAAGAACGATATTGTGCAAGAGTAGGCGCGGCTGATACTGTTCCAGCTGAGACGATGGTTACACCTGCTCCTGCTGCGAAGGTTAAAAGCCCTGCGCCTGTGTTAATAAAAGTAATTGCACTACCAACGGCTGCGGATGTAAGTGTTGAGTCCGGTGCAATGGTTACGGTCTTAGTGCTTGCGTTAGAAGTAAGAATGGCAACTTGGTATAAATCGCTGTTAGCGACTGTGTAAGTTGCACCGCTTTGTGTGGTTACTGTGAATGTAACCAAACCATTAAACATTGCAGCGGATAAGACGTCTCCGGTGCTTGCTGGAAATCCTGTTGCCATTTATTACCCCTTAATATGTCATTACTGACGTGCCGATTATACCGTATAAAGAACTGCCTATGATGAAACTGTCAATGATTGGTTCTGATGTTACAAACGTGGTATTCCACGTCGCTGGAGTGATTTCATGGATCACTCCCATACATTGCAAAGTCTTGTCTATTACTGTGCCATCTTGCCCTACGTTTTTGACTCGTATTGTGTCAAAGAAATCCAAAGTCAAAGCTGCTGTTGTGCCAGCTGTGTAGCCAGCTGTGTTTAGATCAAGAGTAAGAGAATCGACCCGGAGAGTGGTCTCTGCCCGTGTCGCGGTATAAGCGCGAGCAATATCTAAGGCCTGAGCGTCTGTCTGGACTAGCAATTCTGTCGCTGTATAAGAGTGTGGGAAATACTGGATTTGGCTAGCGGCATTACTAGCGACCTGGGCTGTGCCATCTTTTCGAGTAATAGAAGTTTGGTTGATAATTAGTTTGTCATCTAAGGCAGTAACTATGTTTCGGTAGGTGATGCCTGTGCCATCGTTGGAAAAGAAGGTTGGATTTACACCAGATTTGGACTGAATAGATGCTCGGCTCAAGAATTGAGCATTGCCAGATGGTTGAATATAAAACGCGCCTTGTTCGCTAAATTCCATATTTCTGATGGCTTCAAGAGCAGTGCGAGAAGTGCCAGGGTCAGATTGGACAGTTGTTGAACCTGCCTCTATATCGCGCATCGAATTAGGAAAGCCGATTGTGTTCAAAATATCTGTTACGCGATTGCCAGTTGTTTCCCCAGCAGTTGCGCCTGTAACTGTGGTTATGTTCGACATATTAAACAGACGGAAAGCATCCACAAGTTCTAAATCTACGTAACCAATGTTTTGCTCTTTATCCCATGAGTAATTGTAACTAACTGTGTAACCTGAAAATAAGAAATTGCCGTCAGCTGATATACGCACCTTACGCAAAGGAACTAATTTTCCCGCGTAAGGTGAGGTTACTGAAGTTGGATTCCAGTCCCCATTCTGATCTAAAATTCTAACTTTGGCTGTGCCAGCTTGAAATTCCTCTTGAAGCAGGTTATATCCACGTCTAATTGTTACTCTATTGACTTGATTTGAAATGTCTATTAAGTCGGTTGCTTGGTCTGCGAGGGTGTTGAAACCCAATACGCCTTCACCAATGATAAATGGATAACCAAATATAGCCCCGGAACTAAAGTCAAAAGTTACAACAAGTGTGGGAGTTGCCACTATAGACCCCGACCCCCAGCAAAACTTTGTTGTGAGTTGTAATCGTTATTGTTGCCGTTGGCTGAATTAGTAATAACAGTTGACGTGATACCTAAGGCAGCTGCGCTAGGGTCAATACTTACCACAATTTCAGTTGGATACTTTGATGGTAAGAAAGATTGTCCAAAGCCGCTGTAACCATAGAATGAAGGAATACCTAAAGGGTTTTCTGGAGTCTTTTCAATCTTATTGTTACCACCAGGCACGTTGGAAGTTATTGGTGGTATTTCTGGAATAGGAATAGGAACTGTTGATGAACCAAGCATGGCCAGTTGCATCCTTAAATTCATGACCGCCGATAATGCGTTGTTCATAGAATCTGTAAAGCCATTTAAGGCATTGCCTTTAGACAACTGCATTGCTGAAGCCTGAACAGCCAATAACTGTTGGGCTAGATTACCAGCGACATCAGCATTGCCTAAAAGGATTGCTTGTTGCAATCTCAAGCGTAGAGACTCATCCTCAGTTATTTTACCCATGAGCGCGGCTGTATTCTGGATTAAATCCATATTCATAACCATTGAGGATTTGTCTAAGATTGCCTTTGCTTTGGCTAGGGCTGTTTGTTCTTTAAGTGCTTTAGTTTGCTTTTGGGCTAGCGCCGCCAATTCCTTTTGACGTTTAGCAGCTGCGGCATCCGCGGTTTGACGTTGTTTGATAGTCTTGAGTGCAGCAGCAGACATATCTGGCATGTTGCCTGATCGTGGATCGTATGGTGTGTCCTTTACTGCTAAATCATTGCGTTTCTTTTGTAATGCACCAAAAACATTTGCTAAAAGATTAAAGCCGCTTAAGCGAGCGACATCTCCTAATCCTCTAACCATTTGTGCTACGGAATTGGCCATTGCTTGTATGTTTGTTGTTGCCTTTTCAATATCACCGCTGCCAAATGCTGTGGTAATAGCATCAACCAAACCTTTACCAATAGTCTCTTTAGCGTTGCCTGAGGCGATAGTCAAGGCATTTAACTTGCCAGCGTATGTATCAGCTGCTAAGGCTGCCTGACCAGAAAAGGTGCTGTTTAACTTGGTTAAAATCTGTTCAAAGGACATTGTGGAAAGTTCAGCGTTGGTCAGTCCTAGATTGTATTTCTTTAGCCCTTTGAGGTTTCCAACGTAAGCCTGTGATAAGTCACTAACGGTTGTGCTTAGATCAACACCAGCACCAGCCGATGCGTTCAAGGCCGCTGTGAGAAGTTGCTTAGACTTTGTATAAGATTGAGTTACTTGGACAAGTTTAGAGAAGGCCGGGCGTAATAGATCATCAGCTACGTGGTAAGTTCTTTCAAGTCCACCAATAAATGCTTCTACGTTTGTTTGTTCGTAGGCAAGTCCTAGATTGTCAAGAGTTCTGGATAACTTCTGGATGGCTGCGTCATCCTCAGCAAAAGCCTTGATAGATTGTGTGGCATAACGAAATGCCTTTTGTGCGCCTGCTAAACCAATATAAGCCTTAGCAAGTGATTTAACTCCGGCAGTTAGTCCTAAGACATCCTTGTTGGCTTTGCCAAATGCGGCTTTGCCTTTATATTCGGCACCAATGCCAATCATTAAATCTGTTGTTGCCATGACTAACCTACTCTCGCTCTAAACTTAGCTGCTGCGCCTTCAATGGCTTTAATCACTGCTGCGTTGGTCTTGCCACCATCTTCAGCCCAAGCACGATAAATCAAGCGGCCTTTCATGTAACGGCCACGTCTGCCTGATCCTGTGCGTGTGTTGCCTTGAGCAATAGGACTAGCGTTCTCAAGCGCTCTAATGAATTGTGCGCCTGCTTGCGGATTGTTTGAGTGGCTAAAGTTCTTGTTGGTTCTAGGTGTGCCTTTAGGAGCCTTCTGCATACCGTTAGGGTTCTTGCGCCCTGCGGTTTCAAAGATAGCACCGGAAGCAGTCTTGTTAGCAATAGAAGCTGCATAGGAGAAGCCACGGCGATTTGGCTTAGATGGTGTGGTTTTATAGCCAATGCCTCTACGCATAAGAGTTGCGTTATAGATAGGCCACTTGCCTGTCTTAGTTTCACCGCGCCAATGAGATGGCGTAAAGTCTGAAGGAATAAAGCCACGAGCCTTTTTAACAATAGGCTTTAATACGTCAGCTACTTCATCCTGTAATTCTTTGGCTAGATCAGGTTCAAACCTACGTAGTGCAGTGCGAAGTTGGCTAGCGCCTTTTAGTTGCGTTGCCATCCTTCATCTCCTTTGCCCTGTCCTTCATAGCCATCAAATAAGTCTTGAACATTCGCACATCCATATCTATAAAGGATTGTGCAGGAATTCCCGTCTCTAGGCTCATTCGTGCAATGAGATAGTGAAGGGAATCCCTACTTAGTCCAAAGGGTCATCATCAAGAACTTCCACACGCACCAGAGTATCTAAGAACTCTGCGCCAAAAGGTTTGACAGTTTCTCCCGATCTACGGATACATTCCCAAGCAAGCCAATAGACCGAAGTCTGTTTTTCTTCCTCACGAAAACATTTGTGCATACCCATCTTGGCGTATGATTCAAATGCTACTTCTATTGCTGGTGTGATTTGGTGTGTGGTATCGCTACCGTCCACCCTTACTATTCTTAACTTTGCCATTTTAGCCCTTTTCTTTTAGTTGTTTAGAATGTTCCTGTGCTTGCTACAACGGTTGTGCTGTTGCAAGTAAAGGTTATATCAAATGCTGCTTCATCAGCCACTGCGCCGTTGATGTCTGGAATGTTATCAACAAGGATTGTGCCTGTGTAGAGTTTGTTTGTTGCTGATACTGCTGTGCCTTTTTCTTGTAGAGCAGAGAACGCTACGGTTGTGCCGTATGCAGCTTGTAGAGTAGCAAGAACTGAGCCTGCTGCTGTGTCATTCAAGAATGAAACTGTAATGGTGTCAGCTGAAAGTCCGGTAACGAACTTGTGGGCTGTGTCTCCCATTGCAGTAACTTCTAATTGGTCTGCTTGGCGGTTTAGTGTGAAGGCTGTAACGTGATCTGATAGATCAACTGTTGCAATCTTGAAGCCAACTTTGTTGTTTAAGAAAATTGCCATTGTTTATTCCTCGTCTTTCTTGGCTGGTGCCTTTGGGGTGGATTCAATTTGACCAATCTTTTTCAGAAAAGCCAAATCCTCAGGTGTTAGATTATTGGTCATTTTTAACTCCAACTCGTAAGAATACTCACACGTATTTCCGTTGTGAGAAGGTCTCCAGCTGTTGTATCAACCGATACCCCAGACACAGAGCCAATATTATATTTTAGCGTGGATGCCGCTAGTTTAGTGAACACGTCAACAATAAAATCTTCCATGCTTGCAAGTGAACCTTGATTGTCAAGTAATGGCAAATAAAGTTTTAAGCGGAAGTTAGCCAGTGGTGCGATAGTTATATGCTGGTTATTGCTTGGGACAATATAAGGATCATCAGGCTCTACAACCACGCTGTTGGCCAACGGGCTGGCAGGCGGAAAGGAAAATACCTGCCATACCGTTGGATTACTTAAAGCCGTTGCAATGGTAGAACGGAGAGTTGTGACGGCAACTGTCATCCGACTAGTCCACTAGGGTTTAAGTAATTCGCAATCAAACCACGAACTCTAGCAAGTAGTGTGTTGC